AGAATAATTAGAAAAGTAGTATCACCAATTAAAAAAGTGGTAAGACCTCCTAGTTCTCCTATAGCAGAGAGAAGAGTTGAGGTAGCAAAAAAAACTGAGGCAGTAGAAAAAAAAGTTGCTCCTAGAAAATTAAAAAAAAGAACTAGAAGAAGATCCCAGTTAATGGCAACTTCTCAAAACACAACTTTAGACACAGCAACAGATTATTCACCAATTAGAAATCCAAGAGATGGATCTAAACTAGGAAGTGCATAATGGACTATCACGAACAAACATATATAAGAAATCCAAAGTTTAGAGATTTGGAAAAAGAAAAAAAAGAAAGAGAGGAGGAAAATGAAAAAAGGGTATCACAAAACTAAATCTGGTAAAGTTGCTAAAAAAGGTTTGTATTATAACATTAACAAAAAAAAGGCATCTGGTACTTCTAAAAGCAAAGCTAAAAGCACAATAACTGATAAGGCTTATGCTAATATGAAAGCTGGATTTCCAAAAAGAAAAAATAGAAAGGGGCTAGTATAATGGCTTACAAAATGAAAATGAAAAAGAAACCAGCAAATAAAAAACTTGCTGCACAATATGGTGATAAAACAAAAATCACTAGAGGTGATATAATTACTGCTGCTAAAAAAAATAAAAAGAAGGTTTAATTATGATTATATTAGGACATACTCCTAGAGAATGGAAAAGGAGAGCTAAAGAACATAAATGGTTTATTGGTGTTATAATTATATCTTTTGTATTAGGAGGAATAATACTTTAGATGGTAGCAAAAAGATTTCAAAATCCATCTGGTGGACTTAATGATGCTGGTAGAAAAAAGTTTGGTGTCAAAGCTCCAGTAAGTTCTGGAAAAAACCCACGCAGAATTTCTTTTGCTGCGAGGTTCTCAAAAGTTAAAGGACCACTTATGAAAGATGGAAAACCAACAAGATTAAAACTTGCATTAAAAAAATGGGGATTTGGATCTAAAGAGGCAGCTGGTAAATTTGCTGCAAACAATAAGGCAACCACATAATGAAATTATCACCAAGAGATGTACTAGATAGATCAAACAAAGCATTTGCTCGTAAAGAACAATGGAGAACTATTTACGAGGATTGTTATCGTTATGCTCTTCCACAAAGAAATCTTTATGATGGATATTACGAGGGTAGTGTACCTGGTCAAAATAAAATGAACATGGTATTTGATAGTACAGCAATTCACTCAACTCAAAGATTTGCAAATAGAATACAATCTGGCTTATTTCCTCCCTATAAAAAATGGTGCAGATTGGAACCTGGGAATGACATACCAGCAGATAGAAAAGCAGAAGTCCAACAAGCATTAGATTTATATTTAGATAAAATGTTTACTTTGTTAAGACAATCAAACTTTGATCTAGCTATGGGAGAGTTCTTATTAGATCTCTGTGTAGGTACTGCTGTTATGCTCATTCAGCCAGGAGATGATATTAATCCAATACAATTTACTCCAGTTCCTCAATATCTTATTGCATTAGAAGAAGGACCACATGGAACTGTAGATAATGTTTATCGTAAATATAAAGTTAGAGCTGAGGCTTTACCAAGACAATACCCAGATATAAAATTAAACGAACAACTAACAAGATTAATAGAAACTAAACCTCAAGAAATGGTAGAGTTGATTGAGGCTGTAATTATAGATACAGAAAGAAAAGATTATTGTTATCATATCATACATGAGAAAACAAAAGATGAGTTAGTATTTAGAAGAATGGATACTACACCTTGGATTGTTGCAAGATACATGAAGATACCAGGTGAAGTATTTGGTAGAGGACCATTAGTATCTGCTTTACCAGATGTTAAAACTTTAAATAAAACTTTAGAGCTGTTACTTAAAAATGCTAGTATTGCATGTGCTGGAGTTTATACAGCAGCAGATGATGGTGTTATCAATCCATCTAATATTAGAATTACTCCAGGATCAATTATACCAGTAGCAAGAAATGGTGGACCTCAAGGTGCATCACTAGCTCCTTTACCAAGATCTGGAGATTTCAATGTATCACAAATTGTTATAAATGATTTAAGAGTAAATATTAAAAAGACTTTACTTGATGATACTTTACCACCAGATAACATGTCAGCTAGATCTGCAACTGAAATTGTAGAAAGAATGAAAGAACTAGCTCAAAATTTAGGTGCTGCTTTTGGTAGATTAATAACTGAAACTATGGTACCAATCATCACAAGAGTTTTGTTCATTATGGATGAGAAAGGCCTCATCCAGCTCCCTTTGAAAGTCAATGGGCTAGAGGTAAAAGTAGTACCAGTTAGTCCATTGGCCAAAGCTCAAAACTTAGAAGAGATAAATGAAATTATGCAATTTTTCCAAATAGCAAATTCACTAGGACCAGGTGGTGTAGCAGAACTAAAACCAGATGCTATAGCAACTTACATTGGTGATAAGCTAGGTGTACCATCCAATTTAAGAACTACACCAGAAGAAAAAGAACAAATCATCCAACAAAGTATGCAGATGTTTGAGGCTCAAGCAGCATCATCTATGCAAGGACAAGCTCCCCAAAGCGAACAAACTCCTCCTCAACAAGAACCAGCAAGTGCTGTAGAGGAAGAGGTTAGTTCATAATGGCAAAAGTAGGATGGGATGGTATTGAGGTCTTAGATAATCAAGCAAAGCAAGAAACAAAAAACGAGCAGCTTGAAATTGATAAGTCTTATGCTAGAACATTTGAAACTGAGGAGGGTAAAAAATGTTTAAAACATTTAGTATCCAGAACTCTAAGCCAACCTACTTGGGTACCAGGGGGAGATCACACATCTGGATATGCAAGAGAAGGACAAAATAGTGTGGTCCGAGAAATATTAATGAGAATAGAAAGGGCAAAAAATGGCTAATGAAAATCAAGAACAAGTATTAGAGAAACCAAATGCAGAAGGATTATTAGGAGATACTCCTTTATCTGAGGAAACAAAAGAAACAGATCCTAATGAAACTGTAGTACCTCATAAAGAAGATGAGAAGGCAGAGGATAAAACTTACGAGAATGAAAAAGAAGTAAAACTTGAAAGACCAGATTATATTGAAGATAAATTCTGGGATCCTAAGGATGGTGTAAAAGTAGAAGAGTTAAGTAATTCTTATAGTGAGTTACAAAAACAATTTTCTATGGGTAAACATAAAGCTCCAAAAGAATATGATGTATCAGCATTAGAAGATGTAGAAGATGATGATGAATTAAAAGAATATTTTTTAGATTGGGCTAAAGAAAATAAACCTACACAAAATGCTTTTGATAATCTTGTTAATAAATTTAAAGAATTATCTGTACAACAAGAAGAGGCAGATAGTATTAATATTGATGAAGAGACAGCTAAGTTAGGACCTAATGCTCCACAAATTATAGATGGTATCAAAAAATGGGGCCAAGGCCTTGTTGCTAAAGGTGTATGGTCTGATGAGGATTTTGATGAGTTCAAAGTATTTGCAGCAACATCAAGTGGTATCAATGCTTTAAATAAAATAAGAAAATACTATGGAGAACAGACTATACCTACAGCTCCTATTGATGTAGATGGTCAGCCTTCTAATGATGAACTATATGATTTAGTTGCAGATCCTAAGTATAAATCAGATCCAAACTTTCGTAGAAAGGTAGAGCAACAGTTTGCTAGAGCCTTTCCAGGAAAAGTGAATACTGGCGAAATATAAGACTTGATTATTTATTAGAAAACGATTATTTTGTAATCGGAGACAACCAAATTTCTTTTGGCCTTTTGACAAATGTGAAAGAACATTATTGTCAGCCTGGCTTTTACCAGACAACTGAGTGTAAATAAATAAATGTGTTAAACTAATAAAGGAGAAAACATGGCACAATCAATAACCAATGCTTTTGTTACTCTGTTTGATGCTGAGGTAAAACAAGCATACCAAGGTGAAAGTTCAATCTTGGGATGTGTAAGGCTAAGACAAGGTGTACAAGGGCAAACATACAAGTTTCCTAAACTTGGAAAGGGATCTGCTACTGCAAGAGTTCCTCAGACTGATGTTACTCCATTGAATGTAACTTATTCACAAGTTACAGCTACAATGAGTGATTTCAATGCTGCTGAATATTCAGACATTTTCCACCAAGCTAAGGTGAACTTTGATGAAAGATCAGAGTTGGTACAAGTCGTATCTAAAGCGATAGGTAGAAGAATGGACCAACTTATAATAGATGCTGTTAATGCTGCATCTGGTACTGGAACTGTAGCTAAAAATGTAGTTACATCTGGTTCAGCTGCAAACTCAAATCTGAATGTTGGAAAGCTGATAGCTGCTAAAAAAGCTATGGATGCTAAAAATGTTCCATTTGACGATAGACACATCATAATCCACGCAAACTCATTATCTGGATTACTAGCTGATGAGAGAGCAATCTCTGGCGATTTCGCTAGTATTAAAGCTCTGGTATCTGGAGAGATCAATACTTTCCTAGGTTTCAGATTTTATGTTCTAGGTGATAGAGATGAAGGTGGATTACCATTAGCGACAAACGACAGAACTTGTTTTGCGTTTCATAGAGGTGCAGTCGGTATGGCTGTTAATATGGCACAAAAAACAGAAATCAACTATGTACCAGAAAAAACATCTTTCTTGGTAAATAGTATGTTCTCTGCTGGAGCTGTTGCTATTGATGCTGATGGCATTGTAAAAATAACAACTGATGAAAGCTAATAAAGGAGAATAATTATGGCGTTTGATAAAACTGGATTACAACCAATCGGTGGTCAATCTAAAGCTGGTAATGCTCCTCAAATGTGGAGCTATACATCAACTGATGCTAAAACAGCTATTGATGCAGAAGGATACTTTAATGATGTATCTGGATTGCTAAAAGTTGGGGATATAATTTATGTCCACGCATCAACTGGTGGTACGAGAACTTACTCGTTACACCCAGTAGTCAGCAACGCAAGTGGTGTTGTTGATGTTGGAGATGGCACAGCTATTTCTGCTACTGATAGTGACTAATAAATAGACATGGGGAGGCCCTTAGGGGCCTCTTCATTAATTAAGGAATATTATTATGGCAAGTGGAGATACAAATGTAACTATAGTAAACCAAGCATTGGTGTTGTTAGGATCGGACACAATTTCGTCATTTTCTGATACAACTAATGATGCTGCTACAGTAGCCAATAATATTTACGAAACAATCAAAGGAAAAACTTTATCATTATATCCCTGGTCATTTGCTCTTGTAAAAGAACAACTTGCAAGATCAACAACAACACCAGTAAATGAATGGACTTATTTATACCCTTTACCCTCAACTGCTGTAAGTGGTACAGCTCTACAAGTTTATAACTCAAGCTCAACAAGAGTATTGCCAATCCAAAACTATGAATTACTTTATACAAGTTCTGGACCAGCAATAGCTACTAATGAAGATAAGATATATATTGACTATGTATCAAGTGTTGTATCCGAAGGCTTAATGCCTAAATATTTTGTACAACTTTTAGTTTACATGTTAGCCTGGCATTTAGCTGAACCAGTAACAGACCAAATTACAAAGGCTGAATACTGGAGAGGTGTAGCTTTGGGTTCTTTAACAGAAAATGGAAGGGGTGGGTATTTTCGCCAGGCATGTAATATAGATGGTAGAGGTAAACCAAATTATGCAATAGTAGATTTCCCATTGACAGATGTTAGATGAGCAGAGCAGTAACTATACAAACAAACTTTACTACTGGTGAGGTAGATCCTTTATTAAAAGCTCGTATAGACATCAACCAATATTACAACGCATTAGAACAAGCTCGTAATGTATTAATCCAACCTCAAGGTGGAATAGAAAGAAGGCCAGGATTACAATTTATATTTGAGGTACCAAGTGCTGCCAATCCACAAAATGGAATGAAACTTGTACCATTTGAATTTTCAACTACACAAAGTTATATGCTTTTATTTGTACATAATAGAATGTACATTTTTAAAGATA